TCTAAAGGTGTGCCGAGAAATAGGTGGCTTACGTTGTCGCATGGCGGCGTATCGCACAGATGGCATACCTGCAAACCTGCCGGAATCGGGCCGTGAGCGCGTGTCCACGCGAGCCTATGAGCCAGGAACTGTCGCTTATTTTCAGGGACATATACGAGTACATAGCCACCAACAATTACGGTTCCTGTCGCGATATGGCAGTCCGACCGCATGTGGGCATTCTAGCATTATTACCTTAATAAATGGCGTGGCCGCGCCGGTGAAACACTAGTGGGTAACATGAATTCTGGAAGGCGTCCTGCCCCTACGTCTTTGACTGTTCTGCGAGGGAATCCTAGCAAGAAACATGTCAACGATTTAGAGCCGGTCCCACCGTCTGGAGACGTGGTGAAGCCGGACGGGTTGTCGGCCGGTGCGTCTGCTGTCTGGGATCGATTGGCCCCGATTTGCCTAGCTATGCGGACCCTGACGCCAGCCGATGTCACGGTGTTCGGATCGCTCTGCGAGGGGCAAGCTACGCTGGAGCGAGCGGCAAAGCTGAAGGGGAATCCCGAAACCGTAGAGGCTGGGACCAAACTTGAGAAGGATTTCCTGCCACTCGTGCGGCCGTACTACGCGCTGTTCGGGTTGGAGCCGGTGAGCCGTGCTCGGATCTCAGTGCCGAAGCCAGCGGAGGCGCCGGTGTCGAAGTGGGCTGGGGCTTTAAAGTGAACGAGACGCAGGCCACGCGAGCCATTCAGCTGATCGGGCAACTAACGCATACGAAGGGTCCGTTCGCTCAGCAGCCGTTCAACCTCCGACCGTGGCAGACCAAGATCCTGAAGCAGTTGTTCAAGACGCGCAAGGACGGGCTTCGCCAGTATCGGACGTGTTTGTTAATGCTCCCTCGGAAGAACGGGAAGACCGAGCTCGCGGCGGCACTGGCGATTTACTTCCTGCTGTTTGATGGCGAGATCGGCGGCGAAGTCTACTCGGCGGCATCGGATAAGGACCAGGCGGCGCTCGTGTTCAACGTCGCGGCCCAGATGATCCGAAACGACTCAGAGCTAGAGGCGACGGTCGAGATCATCGACTCCCAGAAGCGGATCGTGCATCGCGCGAGCGGGAGCTTTTACCGGGCCATATCCGCGGAAGCTTACAGCAAGCACGGGTTCAACGCCTCAGTGGTCATCTACGACGAGATCCACGCGGCACAGAATCGGGAATTGTGGGATGTGCTGTCGACGAGCCAGGGCGCTCGGTCGCAGCCGATGATGATCGCCATCACGACTGCAGGGTACGACCGTCACTCGATCCTGTGGGAACTTTACAGCCACGCGAAGAAGGTGGCCGAACACCCAGCACTCGATCCGACGTTTCTGCCGATTCTGTATGAAGCGCCGGTCGATGCCGACTGGACGGATGAGCGCGTCTGGAAAAAGGCGAACCCGGCATTGGGAGACTTTCGGAGTTTGGACGAGATGCGGATCGCCGCAGCGCGAGCGGCTGAGATCCCTGCACAGGAGAACACGTTCCGCAGGCTGTACCTCAATCAGTGGACCGAGCAAGCGGCGCGCTGGATTTCCATGCCAGCGTGGGACGCTTGCAACGTGGTGAACGCATGACTACGCTACGAGCATTACGAGATGTCAAGTCTATTTTGGCGGTCGCATGACACACGCTGAGTACCGTGCGGCGCTCAGAGGCCGAAAATGCTACGTCGGGATGGACTTGTCCAGCACGAAGGACTTGACGGCGCTCGTCGCGGTGTTCCCAGATGATGACGGCTTTGACGTCCTCGCAGAATTTTTCGTCCCGCTAGACAACATCAAAGAACGCGCGAACCGTGACCGTGTCCCCTACGACCAGTGGAAGCGCGAGGGCGTACTGAGCGCGACGCCAGGTAACGTCGTGGACTACGAAGCGGTCCGCCAGACATTGAAGGATTGGGCGGCGGAATTCTCCGTCCAGTCAATTGCCTTTGACCCGTGGAACGCTACAGACCTCGTCACGCGGTTACAGGAACAGGACGGGTTCACCTGCGTCCCGATGCGCCAGGGCTTCGCGAGTTTGAGTGCGCCGACGAAATCACTGGAAAAGGCGATTTTATCGAAGCGGCTGCGCCATGACGGCCATCCGGTGTTGCGTTGGTGCGTCTCGAACGTCAGCGTCGAATCAGACGCCACGGGCAATCTTAAAATCTCGAAGAAGGTGAGCACGGAGCGGATCGATGGCGTCGCGGCACTGGTGATGGCGGTCGATCAGATGGAGCGCAATGCGGGCGTGAAACCACCGAGTTATCGGATGCTCATCTTGGGGGGGCACTAGATGGCTGACGCGAAACGACTAGGACGCCCACCTCTAGATCCAACCGTTAAGCGTTCGACATCTGTCCATGTACGGCTTGGTGGATCTGATTATGACCGTATCTATCGACTTGCTAGAAAGCAGCAGACATCTGTTCCAGACATGATTAGACAAGGACTCCAACAACTCCTAAAGGATGAACGTGGCGGCTCATTCTAGGCAGAAGTCGTGGACGCCGGTGGCTGAGGCTGACGCGCTCGAGCGATTCGAGCGGCTGGTTATAGAGCAGGCCCCAGCTGTACCGTGGGCGCCAGTGACCGACTATTCATGGGAAGCGAGAGAACTCATCGAAGCACCACATGCAGATCGGATCGTATCAACGTTCCATCCGGTGCATGTGCTGGACTTCGGCTGCGGACCGGGGCATCTCGTGCGGTTGCTTCGCGAGCGTGGCGTGAGTGTCAGCGGCTACGAACCCCAACGCGATGGCGCTGGTCAGTTCTATTGGTCTGATGTGGATTACGACCTCGTCATCTGTCGCGAAGTGCTCGAGCATGTCGAACTCCGGCAATATCTGAGCGTCGTCGGGCGGATTTGCCGACTCGCTGAGACATGGCTGTACATCACGACACGGTTTCATCCACAGCCGGATCATTTCCTCGACGTCGCAACGAGCGACGATCTCGATCCGACACACATCACGCTCCCGAATCAAGACTTTCTGCGTGTGTTGATCGTGTTGCAAGGCTTCGTGCGGGATCGTGAGAAGGAAGCGGCGATGGACTGGATGCACAAGGGTCGCGTCCTCGTGTACAAGCGATGTACGACGCCGTCCTGAGCTATCACCTGAATCCTGCCACCTGCGGAGTCGGGAAGTTCAACCACCGTCTCGCGCGAGAGCTCGGGGTGCCCTGTGATCGACTGAGCCTTGGCCACGCGTATCGGAATCCGCTTATTTCGATCAAAACTTCAGAAATAGGGGCAGGTTGGCTGGCGATGGTGCCGCCGCATGGCGATCTCCTGCTCCATGATCGCCCGTCGCGCGTGCCCATCGGTCGGCGCGTGTACTACGCCGACGAACTGGGCTGCCCGTCCACGATCGATGGCAATCCGACGAGAGGTAAGTACCGAGTATTGGCGTTCGGGATGTCGCACAAACGGCAGTTGCGTCACTACCTAGACCTCAAGATTTATCTCGACACGCATCATCCCGATTACACGCTCGAAATGTCCACAGCGATCCACGAAGGGCATCCGTGGTCAGAGGAATTGGAGCGGAGCATCCGAGACATGCGGGACATCTTCGGCGACAAATTGCGGGTGCTGGGCTTTCTCGGTGACGATGCGATCGCGAAGGAACTGCAGGAATGCGATGCGGTCGCGGTTTATTTCGATCCGGCCTTCCGGGCCAACAACACGAGCGCGTGGGCTGCGATCGAGGCCGGGAAAACCTTGTACACGAACCGCGATGAATATTCACCGACGGAAACGCCGACATGGTCCAGCCTTATTTCAGCGATCACAAGCCGGCCACTCGCAACAGTCGACTTGACGATTCTTTAACGGTCTCCACGAAACAGATCCGAATCCCGAGACTGTCACAGATGTCTACCTGTCTGCGCGGAAGTCGGCCTTTCCAGTCGCTGCCCTTGATGTACGCCATCGGGCGCAGTTGTCGCAGCACGGACTCGGTATCGCGCTCGTTGAGATGTACATACATGACGTCCCGTAAGGCGTTGATTACCGTCACGCGCTGGGACTCCGGCAACAGTGGTCGGTGTTTCGTGCTGACGTACCGATCCGAGGCTACGTTACATAGGAGTGGAGCGCCGCAGTCCGCCGCGGCCTGGAAATAGGCGATATGTCCAGCATGCAACGGATCGAACGCACCGTCCACGAGTGAGACGCGGCCTTGATATAGCGCTAGTTCCTTAAAGGTGACGATCACTACGCCCAAACGTACACCCGAGAGCCTATTGTGCCAGTTTTGGGGACCTAAAATAGACAAGTCTTGAATTAGGCCACACCCTAGGGTGGTTGAATCGCGCTTATTCCACTTTAGAAATCAAATCGATCGATGCGGAACAGCGCATCATCGAAGGGATTGCTAGCACGCCATCGCCGGATGGTGGCGGCCATGTGATGGAGCCGGCCGGAGCCGAGTTTCGTCTACCGTTGCCATTTCTCTGGTTTCACAACCAAAAAGACCCGATCGGCGAAGTGTTCTCTGCCGATGTGCGCCCTGAAGGCATTTACATTCGAGCACGAGTCTCGAAGGTTGACAAACCAAGCCGACTCAAGAGTTTAGTCGACGATGCGTGGGCGGCATTCACGGCGATGCCTCCTCTCGTGCGCGGGTTATCGATCGGGTGGAACGAACTCGCCAGCGAACCCATTCAGGGCACGAAACTTCAAAGATTTACCAAATGGTATTGGGGCGAACTCAGCGCAGTCACTGTTCCGATGAACCAGGACGCGACGATTCTCGCTGTCAAAACCGCAGACTTGGCCGCGTCAGGCCTTCACTCGCCCGGCGTTGCGGGCACGCTCCCTATTGTGAGCGCTGTAAAGGCAGCGCGGATCATGACCACAGCCGAACAGATTACCAATTTCGAGAACACCAGGGCCGCCAAAGCGGCGCGGATGACCGCCATCATGGCGGCCTCAGCCGAGAAGAACGAAACGCTTGACCAGGCCCAGACCGAGGAATACGACACGCTCTCCGGAGAGGTCCGAGCGGTTGATGCGCATCTCGTGCGCCTGCGTGAACACGAGAAGACGATGCAGATCACGGCGACGCCGATCACCTCCACGACGAACTCAGTGACCGCGTCCGAGCTCCGCGGGGGCGTGACGCAGGTGTCCGTCAAGGCGAACGTCCCGAAGGGCACGGCCTTTACCCGGTTCGTGATGGCGAAGATCGCCGGCAAGAACAGTCTGTCCGACGCCATCCGCTACGTCGAGAGTAACAAGCAGTGGATGGATCAGACACCGGAAGTGTTGCTCATGCTGAAGGCGGTGGTCAATCCCGGCACGATCGCGGAGCCGGCGTGGGCCGCACCGCTCGCCGTGCAGCAGCCGTTCAACGACTTCCTCGAGATCCTGCGGCCGGAAACGCTGCTCGGGAAGATTCCGGGGTTGCGGCAGGTGCCGTTCAATATCTCGATGCCGGTGCAGACCGGTGGCGGCACGTACGCGTGGGTCGGAGAAGGGGCACCAAAGCCCGTCGGCAACCTGCAGTTTGCCAGCGTCACGCTGGGCATCGCGAAGGCGGCCGGCATCATCGTGATCTCGGAAGAGTTGGCAAAGATCTCGACGCCCTCGGCGGAGATGGTCGTACGCAACGACATGATCCGCGGGATGGCGCAATATCTTGACACGCAGTTCATCGATCCGACCGTGGCGGCCGTGACCAACGTCAGCCCAGCCTCGATCACCAACCTCGCCAACGGGTTCGCGACGGCCGGCACCAGCGGCGACAACGCGCGGACCGACATCAAGAAGGCGATCACGCTGCTGACCGGCACCAACTATCCGATCTCGGAAACCGTGCTGGTCATGTCCGAGGCCAACGCCTTTGCGTTGGCGACGGCCCTGACCAGCAACGGCGTGTTGGTCAATCCCGGTCTGACGGCCAAGGGCGGCACCATTCTCGGGTTGCAGACCGTGACCAGTCAGGTGGCGGGTCAGGTCGTGGCGCTCGTGCATGCGCCGTCGATTCTGTTCGCGGACGATGGCGGTGTGAACATCGACATCAGCCGGGAAGCCACGGTGGAAATGAACACTGTGCCAACCTCGCCCATCTCGGCGTCGAGCGTGTACGTGTCATTGTGGCAAGCCAACCTCATCGGTTTGCGTGCGGAACGCTTCATCAATTGGAAGCGCGCGCGCACTACGGCGGTGGTCTACACGACAGCGACCTACGTTTAGTCTGATGAGCGGAGCGCTGTGGAATATCTGCGCTCCGCTACTCACCATGTCCGACTTCGATCAGTTGTTCTTCAGCAGCGATACCGATCTCGAAGCGCTCGCCGCAGAGCATGGCTATCGCTACGAGTTGTCTAAAGACGGCAAAGAAGAATACGTTATCCGCGACGACGGCACGATCGTGATTCGTTCGTTCCGTGTGCCACCAGAGCTGCGCGGCGAGAAGTCCAAGGATCCCTCTGTCTGGATGCTCTCATTGCGGTATCACACCTACAAGGGCAAACCGCAAGAAGAAGGCGCGATCTATCTGGCCCAGGAAGCGGATGTTGAGACGATCCTGAATCTCAAGTTTGCCGTCCGTGATACGCCGCCACCTAAAGCGGTTCGCCGGCCATGAATCTGCTCGGGCTGACGATTACGCGGACGAAGGCCTTCCCATCGCAGCAGGTCTTGCAGCCGTTACCGAGTCGTGGCGGCTGGTGGTCGATTGTGCGCGAACCCTTCATGGGCGCGTGGCAACAGAACGCCGAGATCAAACTCGACAACGTCCTGGCTTATTTTGCGGTGTATGCCTGCCTGCGGTTG